AAGATGAAATGGTCGAGGTCGGTGGTCGTGTATACGTCAAGGCGTCAGCCAATCTAATTGATAATGACAGTGAATCGGTCCTCAGCACTACGGCCTATGCTCGTGAGGCTGAGACCAAGAGAGGTATGGACGATGCACAGATTACTGGCAGTGCTAGTTCCTATGCCCGTAAGTACGCATTGAACGGACTCTTTGCTATCGATGATACCAAGGATCCAGATGCTACCAATACACACGGCAAGGACAAGTCCCAAGCCGTTACCGCACCAACAGAATTCTAACCCAACATAATAATATGGAATACGATAATACAAATAGCGGAGCATTCTTTGTGAATGACCGCAAGCAAAAGGAGACGCACCCTGACTACACTGGTAAGATCAATGTAGAGGGCAAGGACTACTACCTCAAGGGGTGGAAGAAGAAGGCAAAAAGTGGGACGAACTTTATGTCCCTAGCTATAAGCCCAGTGGAACAAAAGGCACAAGCAACTGCGGGTGCTGCATATAATACTGACTCGCCGTTCTAAGCAATGTCCTCATTCGACAAGGACTGGTGGGACAACTTTCGCCGTGAAGAAGTCAATTCTATTTTAGAGATGACTGCTCACAAGAACAACGATTATACTGGCGGTGAGACTAATAATAATCCATTCGCTAACTTCGATGGTTCAACTGAGTTCGGCGTTCATCCCCTTACAGGAATCTGTATTCGAATGCAGGATAAATTCCAGAGAGCTAAGTCTTTCTGTGCCGATGGTTCGCTAAAAGTTAACACAAATGGCGACCAATCCAAAGACATATTCCGTGACCTGATTGGCTACTCATTGATAGCCATAGGGATGCTCGAAAGAGAAGAATCGGAGTAAGTCCTTGTGCTAGAATGCTTGGCTCTCCGCATCCTGCGGAGGGTTCAAGTGTTCAACAATTCTTACCAACGAAACAAGTATGACTAAATTTAAAGAAGCAGCTCAGGTGTCCATCAATCTACATAACGAAATCGATTCCTACAAGCTACCCCAACATATCCGCATAAAGCATAATGCACTAGGTCAACTACTTCGTTCTCTGTTAACTGCACTTGAAGATGAACGACTTCGACCTGACGACACATCAACAGCCACATAGTGTAGAGGCTGAAGAGAAGCTAATAGCTTCCTGTTTACTGGAGACTAATCCAGAAGTTTATGACAGCGTTAGCTCACAGCTTTCGCCAGAAGATTTTTATACAAGACGTTGCCAGTATCTGTTTGAAGCCATAGGTGCGTTAGCAGAACAACGTAAGCCACTTGACGAAGTAGCACTTACTGAGCATTTAAAAGCCACAGGAGGGCTTGATGAGGTCGGAGGCATAGCAGGTATACTTAACATAATGAACGGGGCTTCTACGGCCACTGAGGCGCAATTCCTTGTGCATACACTGGTAGAGAAGTCAAAGCTACGTAAAATAATGCGTGCATCTAGGCTTGCTGTTGAACAGGCCGAGAGTGAAAAGTTTGATTCCCAGACTATACAATCCAAGCTTGAGGCGACCATCAACGACATACCGAATGAGTCCGAGAATAAGTCTAACATAGCTACATCTGCTCGTTGTATTATTGAGGAGCTTGACAGCATCAGGGATGGAACATTTCAACCCGATGTAGTAAAGACACACGCCAGCAGATTGGACAACTATTTGGGTAACCGAGGCATAGCAGCTGGTGAGGTAATGACAGTAGCTGCACCTACATCCTGTGGTAAGTCAGCCCTAGCTTTGTACATAGCCCTACAGGCCGTGAAGAAGGACGGCCACAGTTGTCTAATATTTTCTTTTGAGATGCCACAAAAGCAACTCACCAAACGTATGATACAAATTATGTCAGGTGTAAACTTACGTACCGTTGAAGAGAAGACAGCTTCGGAGGCACAAGTACAGCGTGTCAGGGACACGGCAAAAGACATTGAAAATTTACCAATTCACACGGCGCACTCAGTGCGTGGCGCTGACGACCTGTTCAGCCAGACTCGTAGGTACGTTAACAAAAAGGGTGTTAAGCTAGTGGTGATTGACTACCTGCAACTGATACCATTTAATTCAAACAAGATGAGTAAGAACGAGGGCATAGCTAATATCTCTCACCGCATCAAACAGATGGCACTGGAGCTTAACATAGCTGTGATACTATTAGCTCAGGTTAACAGAGAGGGTGCCAAGCGTGGAGCTTTGGATGTGTATGATCTCAAGGACTCAGGAGATATTGAGAATGATGCTGATGTTGTGCTAGTTATGTACCCATCAGGCGGTGACGTTGAGTCCAGCAAGGACAGGGACTACGATGGGCCTTACACAAATTTAATATACAAGTTAGCCAAGAACAGAGAAGGGGAGAGAGGGGTCGAGGACTTCTTTAAATTTTATCATTGCACAGGGAGGTTTCAGTAATGAAAGAAATACAAGTAGCTCACGCACTAATGGACGCTTACCCCGATATGCCAGTGCTACGGCCAGCCATTGACAGAAGCAGCCCCTTTGACTTCGAAAGTGATGTTTACCTGATTGAGATAAAGGTACGCCGTAAGGCCTATGACCCCTGGGTGATTGAGGAAATGAAGATTGACACCAATATAGGCATAGCGGAGTCAGTAAAAAAACATTTTATTTATGTAACTGTGTACAAGGACACCATCTACGTATGGAACATAACCAAGATGAAGAGAGATGACTATGACTTCGGTTTTGAAAAGCGTGGTATGCCTCACACAACTGATTTTGGGGGCAGAGGTATGGTTACTAAATTAGTAGGCTATCTTTGGAATAAGGACGCAATAAAAATTGACATAAGTAAAAAATAAACCAGTATCAAACTATGACAAACAAAGATTTACAGTACAACCTTGAAAGGGTTCAAACAAAGATTGAGATGATTCGTCAGGAGTCCAGAGTTCTATCCTACAAGATTGATCGTATGATGGAACAACGCAAGGAGCTACAGGCCGAGAAACGTCAACTGAAAGATCTAGTTGAATCCTACAATGTATAATAGCTTTGAGGTAAGCTGATGGAGTAATCCACAGCGGGAGTTAGTAGTGGTTCTCCTATTTGATTCCTCAGTGGTAAGGTAGCCTCACCCTTTGTTGATTGGGGGTGGGGCTTTTTATATAGCACCAGCAGGAATTAATAACGGACGTTCTCCTTCACGAGCCCTTCTCATATACTCTCTGCGTTCTCTCTCCTTTTGGAATCCAAATATCCTGTTAATAACATCAGAGAATGGTAGCAGGGTAACAAACTTACTCTCAGTAATTGCCCTCTCTCCACTTGTGACACGACCAACTTCACCAAGTATGTCGGTAAACTGTTGCACGGCTACTGGTAAAGTAAAGTCAAGCAAGGCCTCTCCAGCACCTTCTTTACGAATTTGAAAAGCGGTATATCTGCTGACTCCAAATATGCGGAAAATGCCATTGAAAAGATAGTCGCTCATATATCCAATCCTTCCAGCAAGGAAGTCCTTGAGTGCATCCACTGGTAATCCAGCCATAACCATAAATGTAAGTAACAGGGCTAATTCTTTTGATGCCTTTATTCTTTGAGCTGTGGTACGCCCTGGTCCAAACATATTTATTAACATACGATCCTTAACAAAGTTAAGTTGCTTAACCATAAAGGACTTCATAGCTACAAACAATCTTAGGTTAGGATTGTTTACAATACCTAAAGCCATTTCAGCCTGTGTTAGAGGTTGTGTCTCAGCCAGTTTATTGAACAGTAGGCTACGTATGTAGGCCGAGTTTCTGTTACCCTTCTTCAAGTCAGCAATAAGTTGCACCTGCTCCTGTTCACTGTAACCCATAGCTGTTAACTCAGCAACAAACTTTTTGGAGTTAGAGGAGTTGCGGTCCTTGTAGTAACCACGAGATAGTTTTCTGTATCGGTTGTAGTTAGCAGTAAGGTTGGTCTCCTTCATTATTTGGTCCAGCTTGGTAAAACCAGTAGCCTTTAGTCCAAGCCTAACAGCTTTTTCTAAAGCCCTGTTGTCACTTGCGAACTCAGCACTGACCTGCTGTGTGTCAATGCCGAAGTCCTCACCCTTAAGCCTTTGTCCAAACATAGCTCCAGCTGTTCCAAGCACACCGTTGTCCAGCATAATAAATGGAAGGTCATAAAGCTGTGACAGTGTTGATGTGAACTCAACCAGAAGTGTGCCGTATCCAAATGTTCTTGCTATTTGTAAGTAAATCCTTTCACCCTGCTGTGCAGTTAGAATCATTCTAAATATGTCAGGCACAGTATAGTCAGCATTCTCGTTAGATATTTCACCATTAGCACGAAGCTGCTGTATCAAGGCACCAAGCTCACTGGCTACTGGTACTTTAATCTCGTCACCCTCAGTTGTAAATCTACGTCCTACTAATTTAACATTCTCTGTTGCTGACACTATATTAAATATATAGTTCTCCATTGCCACCGATGGGTCCTCGTAAGCATCCAGTAAATCATCAGGAATTACGTCATCTAAATATGCAGTTCTTTCTTTTAAATTACCAGGAATCTTTGAACCACCACCAGTCTTTGTACCCATTGTAAACACATCCCACTGCTGTGCCTCAAATGCAGCTGTTCTGTCGGAACCAATTTCAATAACTACCTCTCCAGCTAATTTTAAGTCAGCCTCAGTTGGTGTACGTTCATTTAATTGATCTTTTAAAACATCAAGTCTTGCCTGTTTTATCTCGTCATTTCTATCTTCAATATAATTTTTGAAGGCTTCATTTAGTTCATTGCCAGAACGGTTTTTAATCCTATCAAGATCCTTAATCCTGCGAGGCATATACTCAGGCAAGTAACCAATCTCTAAACCCTCAGCCTCCAGGTTAGCTCGTAGTTCATCAAGCACTGGACGCACCTCAAGATTGTAATCATTGAGCATATCGTACTTGCGTAGCAATTTATTTTGTTCTTGAATGAGTGGATCAGCTTCGGGATCACCAGGTGGACTGTACAAAAGTAACTGCTTGAGTCTTCTCTTGTCCTTTTCGTTTTTAATGCCTCTGTATTTTTTAAAGAATGGTGCAGTCCTTGTTTGATAATTAAGTACACGTCCCTGTATTGCACCGTAGTAATCCCTAACAAGTCTCTTAAGTCGAGGGTGTATCTCGTTAAGCACAGAACTTAATGTAAATAAATACCTACGTGCAAAGTTAAGGTTCAGTTTCTTCTGACTAGGTGGTTTGCCTGACTCAGCTACCTCTTGTGAGGTTACCTCAGCATTAGGATTAACACTAACTGAGTACGCCAAGGACTGGTCAACAATCTTTTGGTTAGTCGGCCTAGCATTGGGATCAGCTGCCTGTAAAAGCTCCGCAGAGGCACGTATAATACCTGCTGCCTCTGGATCAGTAGTAACATTGGCTCCAAAGGTTTTAGCTAGGTAGGATTGAACAGAACGAAGTAAGTTCTTTAACTTTGTAAATGCTGGACCTTGTGTAATAAAACTTTCAGTAACGTCACCGTATAGTAACTGTTGTATAGCTGCACGGCTGTATTCAGCACCGAACTGTGCGTCCGTCTCTAGGCCTGAATAAACTTCTGCGATAGCTGTACGTTGTTCTGGTGTAAGGCTTTTGCCTAGGCTGGACATAAAGGACTGAAAGGCTTCGCCCTCTTTTTTGCCCTTGGCTTTTTGTAAAATAACCTTGGACATTGCTGCGTGAATCATCTCTTCACGCATAGCAGCAGTTATGTACTGTTGATCCTGTTGAGCTAGTGCTGTTGGGTTGTACTCAATAACGCCTTGTGAAGCGTTATACCTAGCCATAGGAACCCTATAGTTGGTTACTATGTCTACCCCTATCTTTCTGGATACAGGTAAGAAGTTATCCGTTATAAAATCATACAGGGTGTTTTGATTAAATGTACCCCCTGGTTCTGTCGGTGCTACTTGGGCCGTTACTTCCGTATCACTTGGCTCCGTTGTTGCTTCGCCTAAGTATTCTTTTCCCGCTTTGACAAACTCGTCAACCCTGGATTGGATTGTGACTCCTCCGAAGATTTCTGGAGCAACCCTTTGCCCAGTCTCTGCAAGTCTTTGTCCGTATTGCTCCCGAAGACGTAAAAGTCTTTGCCGTATATCTCCTGTGCATAACTTTCGCCATTTTGATCGTCCCTCCAATTGTTTTCTGTGAATTTAGTTACAGCTGAAAAATTTTGTATTTCTAATGATTCAGCCCCTTGATATTGTTTTGTAAATTTTCGTAAAGTGTTTTCTATGCCTTTAGCTTTTGACTCAGTCAATCCAAAAACTATGATGCCTTCTTGACCTGGAAATGCACGAGTCGAAAAACCCTTTAATGCCTCTGCATCCTTTGCTGCCTTTTTATCTTTGCCTGTTTGCAAACCTTCAATAAAATTAACAAAATTAGACACCTCGTTTCTTGGCAGTCCTACCAACGCAACAGCTCTTTGATTTTTACCACCTTTACCTATGACTGCTTGCATAGTGCCAGCCTGTTCCGTGACCCAAGCTAAAGAGTTTGCAAGTATGTTTGAGGCTTCCTCTGATCCCATTAAGTAAAAATTACCAGAAGGAGACAAGTTACCTTCCCAAGAACCAATCCCGAACTCAGAGGTTCTTAGAATGGCTGAAGGTGTCATTTCTTGTTGGATTCTAGGGACTATAAAACTAAGAACATCTTCTGTGATATTTGTTTTTTGTAAATCATCTAACTTTTGAAAATCAGGATAAATTTGTGTAATCTTTCCACCTAGACCATAATCAACTTCAGCGGATATACGGAAAGTATTTTCAATTAAAGATGACTCAAGATCTGATTCCTTTAAGCCGTACTGCCTTAAGGTACGCATCCAGCCTATTGCTTGAATCTCTGCTGGTATCCAATCAGAGCGACCCTTCCAACTAATAGAATTTAAATAGTCAGTTAAATTGTTCCCCCATTCGGATATGCCCTCATATTCACCCTTTGAAGGAGAACCAGTAAGGTCACGAACAAGGTTTATTTCTTCATCGCCTACACGTAGAACAGCTTCTTCTGGTTCTACCTTAACCTTATTTTTAACTTTCTTTTCTTTTGTTTTAGTTATTTCTACTGTAGCTGGTTGTCCATTTACAGTAAGAACACCACTGTCAGCAAACCTTTTTATTCTTGTAAGTGTCTGTTGATCAAGTTTACCAGAGTCCCTACCTGTATGCACATCAGCAACAAAAGGCATACCTCCATCTGGCGAATCACCCATAAACGTACGAGTCCTCTTACCCATACCTGCATCAATGAAGTCACTTAACTTTGCATCCAATCCTTTGTCAGCTATAGTATCAGTAAAGATAGCTTCTAGTTTTGCATCAGCAAGTCCACCCTTTTTTCCTGATTTTATTCCAGTTAACCTGTCAATTACCCTAAACGTATTACGCACACCACCAGCTGGTGATTCGTTTTGTTGAGATGCTAACCAGGCTAACATCATTTTTGGTCCACGCTCTTCACCAAACTCTTTTGTAAATTTATCTTTTAATGAATCATACCAACCAGCAGCGTCATTTATTTCTTCATCGGTAAACCAAGCTGATGTTTCTTCTGCCCAACCTTCAAAACTTTTTCCACCCACGTTAGGGTCATTACCAATATGTATAGGCAGACCATTGACTTCTAATCTAAGAGATAAATTTTTACCTTCTCCTGTACCAGCTCTACGTCTTTTTTTTGACGCTAAATTTGTAGCAGGGTTACCTGATGCCCCTTTAATAAAATCTATAGTTTGAACAGGAGCAGCCCCTGCTGTTACCTCTGGTTCTCCGATACTCACCTTGTCGTAAACTGAGTGTTTCTTGCCCCTTATATCAATTTCTCCTATAACCTTACCAAGTTTTACCTTGCCTCTAGTAGTGGGTCTTCCTCTGGGTTCACTCTTTTTGTCGGGATAAGTTTTAAGGGTAAGTGGTTTGGAGCTAGTAAAATCCAAAGTGTAAAAATGTTTAGAACCTTGTTCTACTGAAACTATCGTACTTGGTGCTTCGTCAGGAGCTTTAGTCCATTTCCATCCAGCTTTTTGTTTAAATAAATTTGTCCTTACTAGCGAACCCTCTTCAGAAGCCTTCTTGTCAATAATTGTATTGCTTGCATTATCACTAGTTTCTAAAACTGGGCGACCTTTTTCAATTCGTATACTACCCCCCTCAAAGGTTTGGTCACTTAAATCTTGTTTGGTTTCCAAATCAATAAATCGACCATCTTCGTATTGATCAGGTGAAAATTGCTGAAAGAATGGAGGTGCTGTTATAGCACCTTCTCCAACGAATCTCCTGGGCATAAATGTTGCAGAAGCCTCTGCTGTTACCTCAGGTTCTGGCTCAGGGGTAGGTGCAGGTTCTGGTTCAACGGGCTTTTGTATAGCTATAGTACCTTCCCTTGCTGTTTTCTTTAGGGACTTGTTTGCTATCTCCTGTGCCTGTTGTTCATTGTCAGCCTCTACCTGAGTAGAAGCGGTTTGACCAGTGTTTTCATTTGTGTAGTTAACTGTAAAGGTTTGCCTTTCACCTGGTTCTTTTTCTTCGACTGCCTTTGTTTCCTTTGGTGTCCTGATACCTGCTACCGCACCGCCAGCTCCACCAAACAAACCACCGAGTACGGCACCACCTACACCAGCAGCAACAACCTCTTTGAGGGCTTCATCGTTATCAAGTGGTAAACCAGCTTGGTAGCGTTCAAGTACAGTCTGCCCTATTTCTGTAGGAGCTTCAATAATACTACCTGTTCCAGCACCAACAGTTGCCTTTGTTAAAATACCACCCTGTAATTTCATCAAAGGGGTACTTAAAAATTTAGCACCAATAGCACCAAAGAGTGCGTCCAAAGCTGACTGTGGTATAGCAGAAAGAGCAGCAGCTCCTTCATCCATTTCAACCTTGTAACCTTTTTCAACAGCCTCCTTTTGACGTTCACGATTGGAACCATAGAAGTAAGGCATATTAGCCAAAAAGCCTCCAGCAAATGCACCAATGGTGGTTCCTACTATTGGAACTACGCTGCCTATTGCTGCTCCTGCTCCAGCGCCAGCAAGAGTAGTTGCCATCTGCGGGG